CAGGAACGCCTCCAGCTTGCAATCATGCACCGGCACCACATGCCCCTCATTGCTATACACGGCACCGTTGCAGAATTGCAGCAGCTTTCCAACCAAAACACCTGCGGTGCCGGCCGTGATAACATCCTCATCCACCTCAAGCAAAAGGTCACGCTCAAATTGGTCATAGGCTTTTTTGGCTTTGGCATCCAGCATCACAGGGATTTCATGCTGGATAAAGTCCGGTAGTTGCAGGTAGTCCTCCGCTTTCATGGAGATGCAAATATCAGATATAGCGGTCAAAACGGCGTTTTCCGCGCCGTCTTTTGCCTTATAGCTGAAAATCTGCGTGCGGCTCCGCTGGTCGGGGTCAAAATAATGCTCACGATAGGCGCTGAGGGTTTCGCCAAGTCGTGCCCCGCCGTCCAGCAAATAAACCTGTGCCCAAAGGTCAATCAAACCTTTGGAGGACGGTGTGCCGGTCAGCAGCACCATCTTTTTGATAAACCGCCGCACCCGTTTCATAGCCTTAAAGCGTTTGCTCTGGCTGTTCTTAAAGCTGGTGCTCTCATCAATCCTGCTTGTAGTAGTCCACAAGCCATTCCACATTTTCCCGGTTGATAACATACACATCCGCAGGCGTGTTGAGTGCCTTGATGCGTTTTGCGGATGAGCCAAGCACCGTGGCGGTGCGGATATGCTTTAGATGGTCCCACTTAGCCGCCTCCTTGCTCCAGGTTGCCTCAGCCACTTTTTTAGGGGCCACCACAAGCACCTTTTGCACCTGCCAGCGGAAATACTTGAGAATGTTGATAGCAGAGAGGGTGATGACGGTTTTGCCAAGACCGGGACGGAGGAACAAACCAACCGCAGGGTCCTCAACCACACGCTGGATGCAGTAGCTTTGATAATTGTGCGGTGTAAATTGCATCAGTCAAAAACCTCCCTCAAAAATTCTTTCACGGCATCCATCCCAAAAAGTACACGGACATCCGCGCCCCGTTTCTCCAGTTCGCTCCTTTGCCACTTCTGGATTTTGGCAAGCCTGCCAACTTCCGTTTTCAGTTCCACATAGATTGTCCTGCCATCGGGGGTTATGACAATCCTATCCGGCACGCCGGGGTTTCCCGGAGAAACAAATTTCAAACACAAACCATTGTTTTCTTTCACCTTGCGGACAAGGTAATTTTCAATATAACTTTCTTTCAAAAAAGCACCTCCTTTTAGGGGTGGAACATCTGGAACATCGCGCGCGTATATACACGCACACAGGCGGTTTAGGGAGTTTATATTTTCTCTAAATCCTCTAATCTCCCTGTTTTTATATAATATAGAAAATAAATGTTCCAATGTTCCGGTAAGGGGAAAAGCCTTGATTTTCAAGGGTTTAAGGCGGAACATTGCCCGGAACATTGCCCGGAACATTGCTGGAACATGTTCCGGCCCATTTTTTGAATGTTCCACCAATGTTCCGCCTAATGTTCCACCCTTATTTTGGTAAATCCGCGCTGCTTTCCACAGTAGCCAAAACGGACGGAGCCGGGTGTTTTCTCCCATTCGGCACAAGCCTCAATGATGCCATTTATCTCCGCAGCATCACTGTACCGGATTTCCTTTTGCTTGCCGTCAAGCGCCTCACACCACACCTCAAGGGCACAGACCCGGTCACGGTCAACCAGGTTGATGCTGCCTTGCACGGCTCCGCCCCAAAACATTCTGCGGCGGTCAAGGGGCCAGTTTTGCCAGTCCTCCGGCACCCGCTTATTGAGGAAATCAAGCACGATGCCCTCACGGGCACTCACCTCACGGTGTTCCTCCTGCTTTTCCTTAGCCGCAGCCTCAAGGTCACCTTTAAGGAAAAGTGCCTCACCGCTTTGCCAGCGGACAACTGCCTCCGCCCAGAGTTGGTCAATTTCACCGGGCAAGTCCGTCCACACGCTTTTGGTTATCGGCTCAATGCCGGTGTCAACGGGCCAGAAACGGCGGTTGCCGGTACGGTCCTGCAAAAAGTCAGAGGTGTTGCTGGTGCCAAAGAACACGCAGCAGCGGGGCAGTTCCTTGACATGGCGCCCATAGGCGGCACGGAAACGGTCAGTGCGTAGGGAAAGAAACTGCTTAATACGCGCCACATCCGTGCGGCGGAACGCATCCAGCTCCGCAATTTCTACAAGCCACACGCCCTGCAAGAGTTCAGATGCCTCCTTGCCCTCAAAGGTGCGGATGCTGTCATTAAACCAGCCACGGCTCATTTTATCTAAAAGCGTGCTTTTGCCGATGCCCTGGGGCCCAGCAAGGATGAGCATGTTGTCATACTTGGCACCGGGGGTCATGGCGCGGGTCACCGCAGCGGTGAACGCCTTGCGGGTCACGGCTCTTGTATATGGACTGTCCTGGGCACCCAGATAGTCAATGAAAAGGGTGTCAAGACGGGGCACGCCGTCCCATTTAAGGGTGCGGAGGTAGTCTTGTATCTCGTTGAAAGCGTGGGCAGTGGAATGGAGGGAGAGGGCCCCGTCAATCTTGCCGTTGCCGGTGATGTGGTGGTATCTCTCCATATACCAGTAAAGTCCCTGGTTGTCGTTATCGTCCCACAGGCGGCGCTCCGTGCGGTCATCCCACGGCAGGGCGCCAAGCACCTCACCACGGCCGGCAAACTGGTTTAGGGCAAACTTGCCCTTGAGTAGCGGGTCATTTTCAAGGATTATCCACACATTATCAATGGTTGCCTTTGGCAAGCCTGTTTGGGTATTCACTGCCAGCTTGCTCATCCAGTTTGCGGGCTCTGCATCATTGGAGGCGGTCACGCCCTCAAAGTCCTGCAAAGCCTCCTGGTAGCGTTCCTGGCTCATCAGTGCGGCAACATCCTTGTCCCGCACCGCAAGCTCACACATGGCACGGTAGGATGGCAGACGGTTGGCAGGCGTGCCCGGTTGTGCCTCATCGTCCTTGTCCCCAAAGCGGTGGAGGCGTACAAGGTCAAATGCGTTGACCAATCTGCCGCCGCAAGGGTCAGTTGCGTGGTGACTGTATAAAAACTTTCCGCTGTCGTACACCACGGCACCGCCGGTGGTGGAGCCGCCCAGATAGGTATAACGCCCCGGCATACTCTCCACCGGCTCATACATGCCGGGGATGAGTTCATCCATAGCACGGTAAATGTCATAGGTACGGCAGAACGCGCCCACAACGCCGGTCTTGCCCTCCGGGTCACCCTGCTTGACTGCCAGCTTGGGCAGGGAAAGGGCACCGGGGACCTGCGGCCAGGTGGTGCAGTCACGCCAATCCTCATACTGTGCCAAAAGTCCGTTGGCGGAGAGGAGCGGCTTGTCCTGCCATAAGTAGATATACTGGCTGTCAGCGCAGCAGGAGGGCCAATACATAAGGCGTGACACCTCAAAGGTGGTGGGGTCACAAAGTTCCAAGCCTATGTACTCGGCCATTTTGCGTGCCAGCGGCTCATATTCATCCGCAGACACCGTGCGGTCAAGTGGGATGAGAACACGCAGGCGCGGTGCCGCAGGGCTGTGTTTACGGGTACTGTAGATGCAATAGCCGCATCCCAAAGCCTCCACACGCCGTAGCACATCATCCGTGCCCCCGGAGGGGATATTGTCAAGGTCCAGAGTGATGACATCACGCCCGGTCACATTGCCTGCCTTGCGGCGCGGACCGGACAGCGTGCCTGCCATAAAGCCGCCCACATCCTTGAGGTCATCCTGCTGGGCCTTTTTCATATTCAAATATTCTGCCAACGGCTCTGTGCCCCTGGCAGGTGTCTGGAGCCTTGCCCACAACTCTGATATGAGCATAGTCTGAGGCAGCCAGGACATTGCACGCCGGTTGCTACCGGCTGATATTGTTATTTTGCGGTCATATTGCATCTTGGCTCACCTCTCTATCTACATAAAACCTCCAACCGTTCCGATAGGCGGAGGAGTTTTTCAGCTTTTATGGTGTCAACTTCTGAACGGTTGCCGTAAATGACACGGAGCTGCTCAAGCATGATTTCCACATCAGCCATTTCCTCTGAAATATTGGTTGTGTTCTTAAAGCCTCTCATGTTCTTGGAGAGCTCTTTTGTGAGTTCAGCCATCTCCTCCATGCAGAGGACAAGCTGGTGCTCCTTGCCGCATTTCTTGACGGCGGCGGTATAGATGTCACGGGTTTTCATCTCTGCACCTCACCGTCACGGACAACCACGGCACGGTCATCCCAATACTCGGATGCTCCAACCTTTCTGGGGCGGGTGCCAAAGGCAGCAATCCAGGAGGGGAGGCTTTCATTGACCGCATCAAAGTGTAGTCCCCATTTAGCGCAGGCATCCAACGCCTGCTGGAGCAGTTCGCCCTCCCGGCAGGTCCATAAAATCAGACCGGCGCCGGCGGCTTGCTCCGCAATGGCTTTGTCGATAACGCTCCGGTTGGGTGCTCCGATGTTCGGAAAAGCATTTGTGCAAATGCACCCGTCAAAATCAATGGCGATGGCTTTCATCTAAAGCACCTCCCTGTCTTTTTGTCCTTGAGTTCAATGCGTGCAAGCAGTTCAAAACCGCTTTCGGCAATGATAAATTTAAGCACTTTTATGAGGAAATTGACCTTGCCCTCCAGCGCGGCATCCTCCTGCATAATGGGTTTCAAAGCGTGGTATGCGGTAGGGTCGGGGCATCCGCTTTGATTGAGAAACGGGTTTCTGTTTTCAGCCATCACGGAGCCTCCTTTCCGGCAATCTCGCCTGCACAGGCGGCATAGCCCGCAAGGTCAATAAAGCTGTCCATTTTGTCACCATTGTGGATGCGTGCCACTTTCAGCAATGCCAGCATCATGGCAACATCTTTGGCGGTGAACAGGGTGCCCATGTAGACCGTCCAAAGCTGCCCAATGAGGCTAAAGCTGTCCTCCGGCGTTCCGTAGTCCTGCTCACGCTCACCGCAGACACAAGCCTTTGCGGCATCCAATATCTCTGCTCTTTTCATACGACACCTCCAAAATCAGATGCGGCAGACGGGTGCTGACAAGCGGGGCAAAGGTCAAGCCATTCCCCATGCGCGTCTTTGCGTGAACGCCAACCGGCGGCTTTTTTGGCATCCACTGCATCATAGAAGTCCTCAAACGGTCCGATGTCATCACCGCAGATGTCACACACGGCAATGTAGATGTCATAGTCCTTTTCAATGCTCATTGTTTTCTCCCTCCTCCGGAAAATGGTATTTTGTCACGGCAATGGGAAAGTCCTCAATTTCGCTTGCCCAGAGGCAAGAGCCTTTTCCGTTGAGCCATTCCCATATCAGCGGAAAGCCTCCTATGCCGTCAAAGAGGCTCGCCATTTGCCGCCCATGTATTGCATGGTCAATCAGTCCTTTCTAAAGAATTGCCCCACCCAACCGTCTGCGTTTAGCGGCA